CATACCATTGCTCGTGTGCCGGCATTGGAGATGAAGCAATAGATGTCTTGAATGAAGTACTGCTTGATCTGCTACAGAAGCCTGAGGTGAAGCTGATAGGATTACTGCATAAGAAGTCTGGTCAATATACGGAACTTGATTATTTCGTTCTCAGGATGATCAAACTAAACGCTACGTCTCCAACATCGCCATATAGACATCGTTACAAGCCAATACCGGTTGATGCCAATATCAGTTATTCTCAGCTCGATATAGAGGACCTGGACTATGATGACCATGACGCGCCTGGTGACATCATTGAGAAGACTAGAATTGTCAGGAATATATTTGATTCACTTATAATATCTGAATACGCGAAGAAGGTATTCATCTGGCGCTTTTTCTGTGGGGAGAGGTTTTCCGACTGGCCAGGTATAGAGAGTGAAAAAGAGTTGTTTGATACGTACTACAAAGTAATCAACTTGATAAAAGAGAAATTGAATCATAAAACATTGTTCTAAATTAGTTATATTTGAAAAAAATATCGCTTATGTCTTGTATATTAACAATTCTGGATATAGTTATAACAGGTTTTATAGCATATCATATTTTCTACCTATCTAAAAGACTATCATTCAAAGATAAGTTGAATCATAAAAGAGATATTGAAGAGAAAATTGAACAAATACTTAGTGAAGTATGGGATAAAAAGCACAGAAATAGAGTTTACTTAGTTGATGTTGATATCTATGAATCAGCCTATCCAGGATATGCATCTAAAAAAAGGCCGTCGCATCTGAGTGGCGCAATTGTTCGTGCCGGTCTTAATGGAGTATGGATTGATCGCAGAGAAATAATTTCATATGCCGACGAAAATGGGGAAGAGTTCGATACAGTTAGAGCCGGGCTAATCCCTTATGAGTGGATTGTGGATATTAATATTGATGGAGATTCAGCAAATACATCGCCATTGATATATTGCAAGTTTAAGAACCGGAGAAGTAAAAAACAAGAATCCATTAAACGATCCCCATTTAAAAAGTTTATGTATTTTTTAATAAATAAAGATTATAAAGAAGAAATTAATTTTCCTTGGGAGTATTACAAATATCTTGTAGATCCATATTATAAATAATTTTCTAGCCTTTCATCGAACTCCGCCATATTTATATATTTTATATAAAAGAATAATTGGCGAGATGTATGAACACTAAACTCACTGTTAAACAGGAAAACTTCTGCAACTATTACATTGAAACCGGCAACGCTTCCGAAGCGTATCGTCGTGCATATTCCTGCGATAACATGAAGTATGAGACGGTGAATAGAACGGCCATAGAATTGCTTAATAACCCCAAGATTGCCGCAAGGGTGAAACAGCTTCAATCAGCACTTCAAAAACGCTCCGATATTACCAAGGACGAAGCGATAAAAGAGCTCTCCGCTATTGTCCGATCCCGGGTTACGGACGTATTGAGCGCTAAGGGCATGACCGTCCGGATAAAAAGCATTGAAGATCTTCCGGACGAAGTTGTAGCTTGTATCTCTTCTATCAAAAAAATCAAAGGCGGCATCGAGGTAAAATTCTATGACAAGATAGCCGCCATCGATCGATTATGTAAAATGCTAGGATGGGATGAACCGGCAAAAATGGATATTCAGGGAACAATCGACACAAGTCAATTCGAGAAAATGAGCAAAGAAGAGTTGGAGTTGTATATTAAAATGCAAACTGAGCGATTGTCTGCAAAAAAAGGTGACAGCGATAAGCAGTGAACATAGGGATATGGTTTTGTTGGCGGCTGCACTGCATGAAGCGGACAAAATGGAGGCCCGGGAAAACTTCTGGGCCTTTTGCTTGTATATGGACCCGAAGTTCTTCACAAATCGCTCCTTTCTTATTCAGGTCGCCAATGCATTTATGCGCGTATACCACGCTTTTTCTAACAAAACGATATATCGGCTCGCTGTGAGTATGCCACCTCGAGCGGGAAAATCTTACATTTCGTCACTTTTCATCGCTTGGATGTTAGGCCACTTCCCTGAACATTCGGTCATGCGCAACTGTTGTTCCGATACTTTGTACAACAAACTCTCATACGACACACGTAACATTGTTAGAGGTGTGAAATACCATGAGATTTTCCCTGATGTCAAATTAAGCGGTGATAAACAAAACGTAAAAGGATGGAATCTTCAGTCAAGTAGGCAAGTAGGTTACTTCGGTGCCGGTGTTGGTGGTACCGTCATCGGTTTTGGCGCTTCCATGCTTGCCATGACAGACGACTTGTACAAATCACTTGAAGATGCTCTTTCAGATACGAACAATGAAAAGGTTTGGAGCTGGAAGCAAGGTACTCACGACTCACGTATTGAGGGTAATTGCTGTTCAATAGATATTGGCACCAGATGGAGTGAAACGGACGTTCTGGGACGCTTGGAATCGTCCGGGAAGTACGACGAGATTATCCGCATCGCTGCACTTGATGAAAATGATCAGTCATTCTGCGAGGATGTGCACACGACAGAATATTATCACGAGATCCGGCAGGATCTGGATGAATCTATATGGGAAGCTGAGTACATGCAGAACCCCATCGAAGCAAAAGGATTGCTCTTCCCGAAATCGGAACTTAATCGATACAGAAGGAAAGATATCATCGATCGCAAACCTGAAGGTGTGGTCAGTGCCTGTGACGTGGCCGATGAAGGAGATGACGACTTCTCATCACCATTTGGCAGGATATTTGGTGATAAGATCTTCATAACTGACGTGGTATTCACAAAGGATCCAGTCGAGATATCAGAACCACGAATCACGCAGATGATCATAGACGAGAAATGTGACAAAATAAGGGTTGAATCAAACAATGGTGGCCGTATCTTCGGGAAGAATGTACGTACCGGCCTTGCAAAGAAGAAACATAAATGCGAAGTGCAAACCAAGGCAACCACATCGAACAAGGCAACTCGTATCCTCATGCGCTCCGGATGGATTAAAAAGCATTGTGTGTTCCTGCATGATGACGATATCATCAAAGGATCCGATTATGACCGATTCATGAAATCACTCACCGGCTATAAAAAAGAGGGCGGGAACAAACATGATGATGCTCCAGATTCACTCACAATCCTTGCTGAATATATTGAGGATATCGGATTGCGTAAAACGATGAATAAGAAAACGGTGGATAAGAGGGTGATTGCTTAATTGGTATTTAAATCAATTGCACCTTTTACGACAACCCCAAGGCGTTTTGAATTATAATAATCACACAGATTATTATACATTTCATTGGTAATTTTAAAATTAGGATTTGCCTCAACTTTGTAACCTTTGGATATTAAAATATTAACTAATTCGCTAATAGGTACATTGAACTGTCTAGCAGCTTTTACGATTCTCATCGAAGATGGAGAATTTGGAGAATTTGGAGATCTTGGGGTTATTTCTTCTAATATTCGAGTCTGCGTGTTCTTAACTTCGTCTAAGACATCAATAATATATTCATTAATACCTCCAACATTGTCTTCTTTAAACTTAAAATCTCTTTGAGCCCTGTATATTGGGTTATCAAAAGCGCTTTCATTAAAATCTAATGATTTGATAGCTCCTCTAATTTCCCTTTGTAGTTTAGGGACACCTTTCATGTCATTTGTATAAAAAATTGTTCGTTCAGTCGTAATGTCAAATGGGAGCTTTGTCCCAAACTCAGCAATGGTTATGACATGTTTAGCGGTTGAATGTCTAACAGCTAACTCATACATTACATTTGGGTTTAATTCTGTTAAATTAGCAACAACCAGATCATTATTCATAATACACTCTAATACTTGTTTAGTAATTGAGCCTGGTGATGGCATTTTATGAGGAATATCGACTTTAAAATCAAATTCTTCAAGAATCGGCTCAATGGATTCAATAACACCTTCTGCTTTTAATCTTGTTTCAGATAACTCATCACCGATTGGTGTAATAATAAAGCACCTCTTGTCCATTTCGACTTAGTTTTAAATAGTTATTAATCAATAATGCA